ATCCATAAGCTCTTTTGATTTGTCTTCAACTTCTCCAGATACACATTCACATGGGTTTGCACCACAAGCGTCACATGTTTCTTCTACAGTTTCTTCTGTTTCTTCTACAGCTTCTTCTGCAGCTTCTTCTTTTTCTTCTACAGCTTCTTCTTTTTCTTCTACAGCTTCTTCTTCTGCAGCTTCTTCTGTAGCTTCTTCTTCTGCTTCAACAACTACTTTAGAGTCAGTTGCTTCTTTATCAAGGTCAGCTTCTAGTTCTTTAGATTTATCTTCAGGAGCTTCAACATCGTTGTTAACTTCTTTAGCATCTGATTTTAGTTCGTCAGCTTCAACGCCTGTTTTGTCGTCACCGTCGTTAACTTTAATGTCAGACTCAGCCACCTCCTTAGCAGGTGCAGCTTCTTTGTCAAGGTCTGCTTCTAGCTCAGCTGATTTATCTTCAGGAGCTTCAACATCGTTGTCAACTTCTTTAAGACCATCTTTTAGGTCTTCAGCTTCAGTACCTGTCTTATCATCACCGTCGTTAACTTCTTCTTCCATGATTAGGTTAGTGTTAATAGTTTCAGCGATGTAGTCAGCGTATTCAGATACAGACTCAACATTTTCTTTTAGGTAATTTAGGTACTTTGTTACGTTTTCGTAATCAGCAGCACCTTCATTCATTGCCTCTGCTAGATAGTTAGCGTACTCTTTAATATTACCAGCAGCTTCTGCAACGTGCTCTGTGTAAGAGATTGAGTTGTCCAGCTTCTCAGCAACGTAATTTGAGTAATCAATAGACTTATCTAGGTTTTCAGCGATGTACTCAGTGTATTGGATACCCTTGTCAGCTCTCTCGGCAACATGCTCTACGTAGTTTGTTAGCGCTTCTAGTTTTTCTTCAACGCCTTCAGTAGAATTGTTAGCTAGAGATTCTTTAAGAGTTTTGATTTCTTCAGCAAGGTACGCAGAGTACTTATTGAAATCCTCAACACTTACAAATCTAGCTTGATTTTCCATGATTGTATTTGTATTATTTTGATTTTCGATTGTTTCAGTTTCTGTAACCAGGTTTTCAGTGTCATTGATTTGGAAAATTTGAATGTTGCTATCAGCATCAAATCCAAATGATTCATTAACTCTATTTAATTCTGCATTTGCAAATCCTGGGTCAGCAACTAAATCATACGTAAATAGTTGCTTGATTTTAACTTGACCACCTTCGCTTACTTCACCAGCTGCTCTTGAAGAGATTTGTAATGGTACACCTGCATCAACAAGTGCTTTAGCTTGACGACCTGCGTCAGTATCTAGTAGCCTGATTTTACCTCTTACTTGTTTAGACTCATTATCATAGTAAAGTTCTTCGATAATGTGTGAAACATTCTTAAGAGAAACGTCAAATTTAGCCGGGTGATCTAATTCACCTAAAAGCTTTGATGATTTAATTTTTTCTTGTAGAGCTTCAATCTGAGGTAAGTATTCAGATTCAGTGTAAATACGATTGTTTTTATTCTTTTTATCGATTTCACCAAAAATACCCTCTAGCACGTAATCACCAGACTTTGCGTCAGCAACTAGCGTACTGCTTGATCTCTCAAGAATCAGTAGATTATTATAGTTCATGAATGTTATAATATATTTGTTTATATATCAAGATTAAAAAACAGAAATTTTGTTTTTTTATTAGATATCAGCTAGTGGGTCTTCTTCGCTGCCTTCTTCACCACCTTCAGCTTCTTTTTCTTTTTCTAACTCCTCTTCTTTATTTTCGGCAGAATAGTCGTTCCAGTACTTTTTTAATGTTGATATATCTTCTTCTGAAAAAGCAGTGTCTCCAAATTTATCATACATTTTGTCAACTAATTGCTTTTCATTATCAGATGAAACAACAATACCTAGGATTTCTTCTGAAGAAATTTCAGTACCGTCTGTTGTAATCATATCGTCAACCACAACTTCTGATTCTGGTCCAGCATTAATTGCTTCTTCATTAGCAGCTACAAACTGTTCAAATGTTTTAAGTTTATTCATTATACTTAAGTATTTTTTTAAATTCCCATTCCCATATCCATCGGGTCTTCTGGTTCTTCACCTGCACCCGCTTCTTCTGACCTAGCTTTGTATGCATCATTTGCAGCTTTGTCATCCGGTGTAAGCTTCAAGTATTTATCTACCAAGAAGTCCATATCGAAGAAGTAATCCTCTTCCATTGTTACAGGGTCAGTAATCATTAGGTTGTCGCGCATTTGACCGATAAAGTCTAATCTACGTTCCATGATTTCCATGTGCTTCAATTCAGCAAACATGTTTTCTTCATTAAATCTAAGAGCGATTTGTGTTCTGAACTGTGGGTCATTAGCAAAGTCAGGGTACTTTAAACACATTTGTAAGTACATTGGCTTAACAAGAACTTCTTGGAAAGCAGAACGTAGTCTTCTTACAAACTTAGAGAACTTAATTTCATCTCTAATCATACCGTCAGCCGCAAGGTTGAAATCACCACCACCGTCTTCGTACATAAATCTATTGTAAGGAATCTTAGATACATGCTTAAGTTTATCGTTAAAGTACTTAAGTGCTTCTGTATCTGAAAGGTCCGGTCCGTCACCGCCAAGAGTTTCAATCTCTGGAGTTTCACCCTCTTTAGAAGGTAACCAGTATTCTCTTGAGAACTGAAGCATTGGCTTACCGTCCGTTTCAAGTGTACCTGATTCCCAATCAAAGTCTACAACCTCTTTATAGTTGTTCATCAGCTGTGCAAGAGACTGCTTAGCTCTTGTCTTAGACTTACCACCCATTGGGATAACAAACTTCATTCTGAATGAAGCATTCGTAACTGCCCAAATCACACGAGTGTGTTCCATGATTCTCATCAGGTTAAACGACCTAATTAGACGCTCAACATAAGAAACTCTTGAAACTGTAGTAATTGATGAATATGAAATGTAAATGATTTGTGAATCGTAAAGGACTCTTTCTTTCATCGGGTCATCTTTAAACTGTACCCAAACTTTCTTACCGTCCTCTTTATTAAAACCAGGCATTAGAGTAATTGGGTCAATCTCCTTGAAGCCAATAATTTCTGTTTGCTCTTCGTTGTAAATAATTTCAAATGAAAGGTAACCGTCGATAAGGAATTTACGGAAAAAGTACCAAGCAGATTGGTCACCGTTAAATCCAAAGTACTGGTAAATGTTTCTGAAAGATCTTTTAAAGTATTTGTCAACCTCGTCTGAAACCTCTAATCCAATAATGTCTGGGTAACAGAAAAAGTTTTTATCGTCATAAACAATAGTTTCGTCACAAAGAATATCTAAGATATCTTCAATTTCATCATGTAATGAAAACTTTCTAAGCTCTTCTCTTTTACCTTCGTAATCTCTATCAAAAAGTGGGATAGATTTACGCATGTTAGTATCTGTCATAGACAGCGCAGCAAATGCACCATATATGTCGTCATTGTCAATACCCATTGGGTTCATCTGACCGTATCCAAACGCATCTTCAGTTGGACCAATTGCTTGAGACTGACGAAGAACCATATCATCGTAGTACATACCAAACGATGAAAGGCTCTTAAGAGCTGTACTTAAAGTAAACGGTCTCTTACCATATGAAAGAGGACCATTGTTGTTATTTACGAAACCTGCCATTTAATTGCTTTAAATTTCTTTATATATTCTTATTATTATAATACTTTCTGAACATAGCACGAAGCATTCCAGGTGTTACACCTTCAAGTTCTGCAAAATCACAAAGTACTATTTTTGCCCAGTTTTCATAAGACACTACTGCTTGCTTTACTTTTAACGCAGGTTTGTATTGTCTTATGGCAAATCCACAACCGTATTGGTCTAAATAACGCTTAGCACCTTGATAACTTAAACTCAATTGACCTTGTGCTTTAGCGTTGTCTTTAGCCCTATTTTCGTTTGTTTTAATCTGGCCATTTAATCTTATATGCAAATCATCTAATAATGTTTCTTTTACATTAATAGGCAATAGATTAAGATTGATTGCAACGTCGTTGCCTTTATAGGGGTCAAGTGCTAGTACCACTGGGTTACGGTCCCACCATTGAAGGTTTTCAGTAATCGGTGTATCGTATCTAAAAACATAAATCTTACCTGGTCTAAATCTTTCACCGTACTTAGCAACTGAATTGTTGTTAAATGACTTTAGCGAAGTCTTATACCAATCTTCAGCAGCTGACCTAGCATTTGCTTTAGAACCGTGTAACTTTATTTGTGATTGTATGTCTTTTTTAATCTGACCCATTATCCAAGAGATTTTTCTGTCATCACCACAAAACGCCAACCTCTTCCGTTAGCAAATTCTTGTGCTGCATTATATTTATCTCGATTAACAACATACTGCTCTGCTAAAAATTTATAATTTTTTAGGGCTTTCTTACTGTTTGTTGTTGGAGGCTTTGGCTTTTTAATTTGAGCTTCTGGTTTAATCTCTATAAGAATGTGCTCTATATTACCGTCGTGCTTTTGAATTTTAATATAAAAGTCTGGGTAATATGTACGCTTTTTATTATGTAGCTTTGACCAGTATGGTATTTCAACAGGTTCACTCGACCACGTAATAACACCCTCATTGAGGTCACACCACATCATAAACTTACGTTCCCAAGAAGACCTATAAATAATAGGCTCAGGTCCAACGTATTTTGTGGGGTTTTTAGGTTTAAAATAACCTTGAGTAAATCCTGATTTATTTGTGGGGCGAACCCTTTTAATTGACATTATATCGAGAACAGCCCGCCTTCTTCACCTGGCCTTGCGCCGGCGCGGTCGATAGACATTGTATCTTTATATTTTTGTGGGTGAATCTTATTCCATCCTTTAGCGTAACCTCTTTTTGCAATCTCTGTGAAATACGCAAATGCATTAGGGTACTTTGGGTTAAAGTTTCTCCAGTACTTTAAAAGGTCAAGCATGGCAAACTGTAAACAATCTTGACGGTCATCATCGTAAACGTACGACATTTTACGAATAGCTCGTTCAGCCAACAACATTAACATTTTCTCCGCAGTTGGAGTTAGTTTATCTTGTTCCTTTGACTTTACGATTTCTGCGTAAAGGTCTTTATTGTTTAAATAGTTTTTAGCTTTTGCCACAATTGTTAATTATTATTTTAATATCTTTGATTATTATACGATAGAAACTGATAAGTGTTTCATAAGATACACCAAATAAGAAAGACCCAGTAAACCCAGGTCTTCTTAAAAAGCTTTTCAGCTTTAATAATATTTGAGCAATTTAAATGCCTTCGCCTTCTTCCAGCTCTAATCTCGATTTTGGAACTCTGATCATATCGTCGTCATTCACAAAACAGATTACAAGGTCAT